GAGTATTTTTTCAAGTCATTAGGTAATGTTTAATCTAAATCTTGAAGATGCGCCAACAACATAGCAAACAAGACTAATGTCCCAACGCCAATAACTGCGCCAATGGCTAAAGCAAAGACTGTTGCAATCATAAAACCTCCTGTTTTGCCCAACGTCTACAGATTTGTTTAACTGTTTTAGTTTTTTGCTTTTTGCACATATTGCTGATTGATTGCATCTTAGCCTTGGCTTGGAGTTGAGACGGCGTTAATGGCGGCTTTACCGACTCAGGCCAACCAAGCCAAAAGCAAAGCGCAGCCACTAACAATCGCTCAGTCACTTTTCTCCTCTATGGTGTAAAACCAATCATCCCCAGCCGCCCATTTGCGTGTGCCATCCACAGACCATAAATGTTGCGCGGCTTGGAAATCGGGAAACTTGGTCTTGCTAGGCACAAGGCTTTGGTCATACCACAGGCATCGATTATTGGGTTGGCAAGCAAACTGACCCGATTCAAGTTTGATGAAATTAAAGCTCTTGTGCTCCTCGGCGGTCTCTGTAAAGCCGGTGTCAAGGTCTTGCCCATCGGCGCAAAAGTCTACGGTAAACAAATAATGCCCAAAGTGCCATTGCTTATCCTTACCCAAAAACTTAACGCCCAAGTTACGCAAGCCAATCTTTTCAATAATGGTAAACCGATACCCCATGCAGTCCCACAATTGCAGGATGTCCACAGGCAGGTCACTAGCGCCCTCTTTCCACACATAAGCATGGATGGGTAGTTTGTCGTACAAAGCGCCGTATTCGGTCAGCAACGACTCAATCCTGAACACTTGGCCTCTGAGGGCTTTGAGACTTACCCACACGCAAGGCACAAGCTCGCCATGCCCTTTGGTGTGGTTATAGAGAAACTCAGCCTTAACAAAGCATTTGATGGGCGGTAAGGATGAAACTAGATAGCTCATGTGTTAATCCTGTGGTGGTGTGCAAGTGTGAATGTCTTTGTTACGTTTGCCGCATCGTGGACAGAAGTTATGCTCTGTCTGTGCCAAGGCTTCTTTGATGGCGGTGATGGCTTTGTCTGCTTTGTCTTCAACTTTGTGATATTTCCACGCATCTTGTGGCGGGTCGGACATTAACACGATGCCGTGGTATCTAACAGCGCTTTCCAACGCCTCAAGCGCCAGCTTCAATGCTTCTTGTGTCATATTAACTCCCGCTGGACAGGCACAAACTGCCATTCTCTTTCTGACCTGCCTGAGTGGGACTTGGTGGTACGCCCTGTAAGCTCTACCCGCCCATCTTTTTCAAGCTCTTTCATGCGCCTAGCGACCTGATTACCATCAAGCCCCACCAGCTCGGCAATGCCATCTTTGCCCATTGGCCCAAAGCGGCGCAGGCACTCCACAATCTTTTCAAAGTGCTGCTTGGCAAGGTCTATGGATTGATCTGCGGCAGCGTGGCTAGTTGAGGGGTCAAGCCCTCTAGCTCTAAAAAGGGATGTCATCATGTCTATCCTCCTGTTTATTTGCCTTTTCCTCCAAGTCATAGCAATTAGCCCATCCATTCCAACCACCCTCGACTAAGGGCGTGGAATCCATCTTAATCTTTAGGTTGTTGCTGTCGTCCACAAACACCGAGCCAATGGTCTGATAACGCTTTTTTTCCTGACCCTCGCGGTTGGTGTATGTGCCAGTAACGACAACGATGTTTTTGTATTTCTTCATGGCAGGCTTTCAAGTTGTTGGATTTTTAGGTCTACATCACCCAAGAACTGGATGACTGAATTCTCAAGCAAATTAACCATTTCGGGGTCGTAGTTGATTCGCTTGATGAATAGCTGGTGTCTCTCAGGAAGACGAGGATCGAATGAAACAAAGTCTGCCCAAGGGCGGTTGGCACAGGCCATTTGCCACATCATTTGCGTTATGTATTTGGCTGGCACGGTCTTAGTTAACAGCGTTTCAATGTGCGTGGCGGTATTGGGGCATTTAATCTCAACCAGGCCCTCTGAGGCTAAACCGTCAGGGCTTGCGCCCGACATAGCAATCCAAGGGTGGTCGATAAACCCCACCTCGGTTACCAAAATGTCCATTCTTGCCTCATAAGCGGCGCGGGCAAATTCTTCCTGCTCCGTTCCCCAAGACATTGCCGGTTAAGCGCTCGCAGACCAGTTGGGCTAGGTAGTTCTCGCGGCTGGCGCTTGGCCCTGATTTGGTCTTGGCAATGATGTCAGCCACACGGCTTGCGGTAACCTTGCCACATCTAGCGGCAAACCATTCTTCTGTGCGTTGTTCCATTATGCTTCCCTCGCTTTCATCATTGCGTCTGCTAGTCGATATGCACCTTCTGCCATTAGGTCAAACCATTCTTGGTCAGATTGAGAACCAATTTGATCTCTAAAGTTTTGCAAAGCCCTTGCCGCAAAATAATCCCGCAAGGTCATACCTGTTTGGTCGGTGCGGTTGGGGTTAGGAAATGCGTTCATTTGATTAATTCCTTTGACAATGTTGCTTCCAATTGCGCCTTTTTGGCGTCCTTTTTGTTGATGACCTTGGTCTGCCATGCTTGCTCGCCATTTGTGGCCTTATAAGCGTCTTTGTAGGCTTGCTGAAGCTCTTTGATGGTGGTCACCTCATCCATTGCCGCCAGTAGGTCAGCTATTTGGCTTTCATTAACCGTAGATTTGATCTCGGTGCGGCGGCTGGCTGCATTGGCATCATCATCCTCGGGCGCTAAACCTGTGGCTGCCAAAAGGCTGTACCGCCTGGCATACGTCAAAGCCGAGCCGTAACCCTGTGGGTCTTGTTTTCCAGCGGGAACGTGCAACATTCCGCATTCCATGACTTCACCTGATTCATGGATAAACACGGTCTCAACCAAAACACCATCCTTGCATTCATAGGTGCGCTGCATTAAGCCTATGCCATTGGCGTTTAAAGCCTCTATGACCGCCTCAATGCAATTAGCTAAATCTGCGTACTTGGATTTAAAGTGCGGGTTTGTAGACGTTTTTAGAGCTGGCCCGAACTGGCGCTGTGCCTTAACAAATGCCGCAGCAATGTTTTTTTGAATGGGTGTAAAAGTTTCCATGTTGTCTCCTTAGTGAAATTTAGGGCCACAGGTCACATCCACGATGGTCTCTGCGGTGTAACCGTTGATCTTGCGTTTGCCAAACACGGTGATGGCTCTAAGGTTAGAGGTCTCGCATTGCTTGATGGCATCAATAACCTCGCTACGACCCATTGATTGAATTTGCTTATCCATGATGAGCTGTTGTTCGGTTATTTTGGATTCGCTGGCGCAGCCGACCAGCACTAAAAGTAAAAGTGCGTATTTCATAATTATCCTAAAAGTGATTGTTAAGAAGTGAGCTATAAACCCTTGCGGCACGTTTAGTGTCGGGTTCATAGTCGGTGTGTTCTTTGGTGCATTGCAACAGGTAGTTGTATTCGGCTTTGGTAAGGTCATTGGTAACGTCCAAGCCCTCATAGGTAACGGTTAAATCAAAGTAACCGCTTAATTCCCAATCATCGCCCTCGCACCAATACCATTCAACATCAACCACGCCAAGGCGGTTTAAATGCTCTTCAAATGTGCCTGTTTCTTCCATCATGCTCTCCAAACAAATATGTCAAAAGCAACCACCACAATGGCGATGACCGATACGATCCACATGGCGACTTGAAACCAATCGGTGGGTTTTTTGTATTTTTCTATTTCAAACATGGTTGTTCCTTAATGGGGCTTGCGCCCCTTGGGTTGATTAACGATTAACTGTGCCGACCAATTCGCCATCCATGACCAAAAACAAAATATGTTTGGCAATGTTTAATGTTTGGCGGCTGCGGTCTTGGGCGCAACCAGCAATCAATTCTTGTGCGTCCGACATAAGGCCAGCGACAACCATGTTTGCACCAGTAAATTGGTAAGTAATGGATTCTTTAACCGATTCCACATAAGCATCAATATCAGCGACTCCATACATATTGATGTTGCGTTCTTCTTGGGCGGTTGTTTGTGTTGCGTGTGTCATTTTGCTTCCTTAAAGACCCTGTGCGAAATTGCTGGGGCATGGTGCATTGTTAAGCTAAATTAACATTATGTGGGTAGGTGTTTTCCCTAATGTCGCTTAATTGTTAATTAGGCTTTACAATCCCCTGATGACAAAAGAACAATTAGTACAGTTGGCAGGCTCACAGAGTGAGCTTGCTAGGCTTTTGAAGATTTCTAGGGCGGCGGTGTGTTTGTGGAAAACCGTGCCTGAGTTGAGAATGCGCCAGCTCAGAGACTTGCGCCCTGAATGGTTTGTGCTATGATTTTTTGAAACGTGGCTAGGGTAGCTCCCGAAAAGACGATTCTTCACCGTCCTGCCAATGTTTCTCATGTGAAGATGACCGATGAAGTAAGGTTTTTATGCACTACTACCAATTTAATATTGGCGACTATCAAAGTCACACCAATCATTTAGAGCCTCTTGAGGATTTGGCTTACCGCCGAATGCTTGATTGGTGTTATCTCCACGAAAAACCTTTACCACTAGATGCCAACGAAATTGCAAGAATAATTCGTTTGCGTGACCATGCCGCCACCATCAGGGACGTTTTAAACGAGTTTTTTAGCCGAAATGGTGAGGGTTGGGTTTGTGACCGAGTGCTTGAAGAAATTCAGCATTACAAGGCAAAGATTGAACAAGCGTCTAGGGCTGGCAAAGCATCCGCTGAACGTAGGTCTAACGGTGGTTCAACGGACGTTCAACTAACCAATAACCATAAACCAATAACCAATAACCATATTAAAGAATCTAAAGATTCTTTGTCGGCAGGGTTGCCGACTTGCCCACATCAGGACATTCTTAATCTTTACAAAAAGCATTTGCCCCAGTTGGCCCAGCCAAGGGTTTGGGATGGGGTAAGGCAAACCAACTTAAGGCAAAGATGGTTACAAGCTGCAAAGCCATCGATATTTAGCCCGCAGGGGTATTCCTCGCAAACCGAGGGGTTAGCCTGGTGGGATTCTTTTTTTGCTTACATTGCCAACGATACCAAGTTGGCGCTTGGATTTGAGACCAAGGACAGGACATGGCGACCTGATCTTGTGTGGATAGTGAACGCAACCAATTTCGCCAAGATAATTGATGGGAAGTACCAAAAATGAGCTTTGCTAAACCTGAAACAAAAAAAGACGACAATTTTGATGCCATTCAACGCCTTATGTGTTCTGTGCCTGGTTGCCCAAGCCGTTGGTCTGTTCACATGGATGGCGAAAAGCCCAAGTGTTCCAAGCATCAATGGCAAAAAGAAGAATACAAAGCGCCCGATTTAAAAGAAATTTTTAAGAATGTTCGACCTGTTAAGCATTGGCAAGATGATGAGGTGTTTTAATGGATAAAAATGAAGCAAACCAGCTCCTTGACCGACACAAAGAAAC